TACCGTTTCAATGCCAGCCCACTGAGCTGCAAGAGCAAAACCACCTATACCACTAAATAAATCTAAATGTTTCATATCCCTCCTAGTGCCGTATAACAACGCCATCAAGCGGACGGCGTTACGCTTCGCTTCACTCGCCGCTTATGGCAAGGTTAGAGTTCAATCTCCATCATAACAACCACATGGCATAGAAGATTCATACATATCATTAAACATTGGTGTTTGTCGCAATAAATCAGACCAAGCAAACCGCCTACCAAGCCCTTTTATTGTTGTCAGCTCTGCGTTAGATTCTATTTTTAATGCGCGTTCTGCTAAGTGAGGGTTAACTGCGCTTAACTCCATAATTTCATGCTTTCTCATATTAGGGCAAAAAAAGCATGAAGATTTTTTCGGTAGTGGCAAGCCTGCGCTTTTAATTGCCTCTATACATTCATCACGCCCCCAATCCCACTCTATAAGCGGATATTTAACCTCGTATTTTTTGTCGTCATAGTCTTTTGCTCTGTGAGATTCATTGGCATCAAAACCAATTAGTTTGGTAATCTTCTCGCCACGCTTCCATGCCGCTATTGCATCGGGATGGTTATTCAAAAACTTATCAACTGGTTGCGTCTTGTATTTCTGCGAGCAAGTCTTAAAACCATAGGCAACAGAAGGCAGGCACTTATGGTCTAACAAGTCTTGCTCAAGCGTGTAAACGTCACCATTTTTATCAACTTTCTTCACAATCGTAATTTGTGGGTATCCTATTTTTTTCAGATAGCTTTGCATAAAATCAATGTGCGCGTATGTGTGTGGACGTTCTGCGCCTGTATCCGCAAACACAATTAAATCAGGCTTAATGCCATGTGCCACTAAGCCAACAATAACCGCGCTTGTGTTTGTTCCTGCGCCGTAGCATAAAACTATCATCGCTATTCCCCAATCTAACTCAGCATTTAACAAGGATAACACCCCATGCTGAGTATTTATTAAAGTTGTGATAACATCTCACGGCTTATAGCGTGGGGTGTTACCTGTTAATGCAATAGTTATCCTGCAATGGCTTCTCGTCGTCGTACATCTTTATCCAGCAATACCAGCCATTATCATGCATCGAGAGTTTAGGCTGTCCGTATCTGGACATATCCAGCAACACGTCGTCCAAGTTCTCAGGTGAGCCCATCGTGTTCTTAATCTCGTCTAACATGCCCATGCTTACATCCTCATTCATTTTGAAGTTCTACTGACATCATATCTCGTTGGCAGTGCTTCGCAGCTACCTGCCGACGATGGAACGACCTTGATGCACTTGCCGTCGCTGTCTTGCACTACCATCGGGGTAGTGGCAAGAATGACGAAGGCTAGCGCCCATAGGATGAAGCAGGCCATCCCCATCAATATTTTCTCAGCCATCACTCGAACTCCTTATAAGCCAGTTCTTCTGCCTGCCACTCTGCTCGCCTTGAGCGAGCAGCATCCATCAGCGCCTCCAGCTTTTCTGCGGCCTTGAGGTACGCGCCGTTGTTGATGAGTACTGTTATTTCAATGAGGAACTTCTCTTCAGCCCTCTCAACGCCGCAGTAGAGGTCGTCAGCCTCGTAGGGCAGCGCCTCAATATCTTTGGCGATTTGCTCGGCGCGAAGTGCGATGGCGTTCTCGCGGTCTGCATCATCGGCAAAGCGGCGGTATGCTGGATGGCTGGTGTTGTTTTCGTAGCCGATCATGATTACACCTCCACCCATTTTGTTTCTAAATCCAGCCCTTCATCCGTGATGCAGCAGCGCTCTGTATGGCCGCTCACTGAATCCCAGGCGCGAATCTCAAAACACGCGCCGTTTCCCACGGCTAGGCTATCATCTACCTCTTCAGCCCATGCCAAAATCATTGAGTCGGTGAAGTGGTATTTTCCAAGTTTGTGCTTCTCACCGAGAAGATTGGCGATTTGCTCAATGCCGTTGTCGTTGACTGTTTTAACGGCTACCTTCACCACTTCGACCAGCTCCGCATTGTCATGGTTGAAGCCTTCCTCAGCCCATTCTGCTTCAGTCTGTACGGTGCCAGTGTGTGGGTTCATCAGGTAAATTGTGCTCATGGTCTTTCCCCTTTACCGTGGGCGGTATGCCCTTGCGATGAGTGAACTATAGGGCATCGCGCCCTGACTGTAAACTACCTATTTGTAACAGACTGTAAATAGTCTGTTATTATTATCATAGCCTCCCCTGCCCCTGCGCAGACTCGCGCCATGTAGCCAGCGCCATCAAGGTAGTCCAGCCACTCCTTCTGCTCTTTTGATAGCCGCCCGCCTTCGCGGCGCTTCAGCTCTATGAAGAGGCCGTGATGCGTGGGCGTAGGGATCGGCAAAAAGAGGTCGGGAAAGCCCTTAGATACGCCCTCCAGCTTCAGTCGCGCCCCGACTGCTGCGTGACGCACGCCACCGTTAGGGATGGCCACTAGCAGGCTGTTGTTGTACGTTCGCCTGTACCACTGGATAAGCTCGACTTGTTCGGCATGTTCAGTTTGCATTGCAATTTTTCCTCGTCGGTCGGTGCATCTTCATTATATGTACTCCCATGTAAACCCATAAGCTGACCTGCCCTCACCTCTTGCGCACTCCGTGATTGGCTGATTATTTGCCTTCCCTCTCCAGCTTTTTACCCAGCGCTTGGCGTCTTGAGCGGAATTGAAAACCATCCCATTGCTGCACCTTATGCGCTTCATGCTTGCGGTGATGCCGCTTGGCTTTTCGGGCGTTCTAGATATATCGTAGCTCCAAGCGTAACCATAGGCTTCAGATCTATCTCCTCTGCACGCCATGCTTATATTCCCTTGGGATGGATATACAGAGTATCTTTCAGCCATGGCTCTCGCGGCATGTGATGCGCTGATAAATATCTCGCCATCCGAATTGATCACCTTTTTCCTTTTATCTCTAACCATTAGCTCTACGGCTTCCCTTGGCTGAGGCTTGCCAATCTTAGCGGTCGCGCTCTTTCTGGCATGATCTGGGCTTTGCTTTCGTCCCGTGTGCGCTTCTCGCAGCTTTTGCTTATGGGCTTCGCTGAGAGGTATTCCTACAAGCCCTTCCTCCCCTCCATTTGCTACATTGCATAGCTTTACGCCTGCGCTCCTTAGCTCTGCAATTTTTTCTATCTCAAGTGCGCAAGATTCATCGTTGGTTAATCCATCAGCAAATATCTCATGGATATATCCGTGCTTTTCTACGATTCTTTTCCACCATCGGTTTCTTCCTGATCTGCTTGATACTCTGTATCCGCTGCCCTTTCCTACATAAAAAACCGATCCATCGGTCTTCCTTCTGTGTAGGTAGACATAAAACGATTTATCTTGATCCGATCCTCTCACTTAAAATCTCCTCATCTGTTGGAAGGTCAAACCCTATTACCTCCCAGAAATCACCTGATTTTTTGTACTGCACACTTTTTGGCGTATATGAGAATTTTCTGGTCGCCATTTCAAATGCGTGCTTTTTGTTTGCCTGCCACGTTGTGGACTCAAGAAGATATACAGGGAAGGTGCGGCGCGGCGTGGTGATTGTTACAGTAACCATGTCGTTGCCTGCTCTGCTTACTCCTCTTACCGCGTCCATCTTTAGCACCTCCTCGCACTGAGGCAGGGCAGGGTCTTTTTTTGCCTTCTTGAACTCAAGTATAAGGCGCGCCGCTGGATCAATCAACTCCGCTTTACAGGCGCAGCAGTAACGCGCGGCTATGTCGTTGTCCGCCTCGCAGACAGGGCAAGACTTAAAAGTCCAGCGCCCCGTGCAGCGCTCACCGCTTCGCATATCGTAGTGATTACAGCGCCTTCCCCAGTGAGCAGGCATGGGCTTAAACTCGTCGCCGCATTCGACCATGATGCGCTCGCCCGTGCTGTCAACATAATAGCCATTTTCATCAATATCAAAATTATCCTCATTTTTCCGAGCAGAAAATTCGTTAATTTTTAAGCACGTTTCGCATTTTGCTTGCAGCAATTCACCATCAGCATTTTTCATTTTTGCGCGAACTTCCGGCTTGTACAAATCGCCTTCTGGCATGTGTTTTTCGATGTTTCCCGCGTAATCCAGGATTGTGCACACGCGCTTGCCTTCGTATAGGCGCATGCCGCGCCCCATGATTTGCTGCAATAGGCTGATGCTTTCGGTGGCACGAAGAATGGCGATGTGGGAGACGTTCGGCGCGTCAAATCCAGTAGTTAAAACGGAAACATTCACGATGTATAAAAACTTTCTCGACTTAAAATCTTTTAAGATTTGCTCGCGCTCTGCCTTTGGCGTTTCGCCAGTCACGAGTCGCGCATTATCAGGGTGCAGGCTTGCCATGACTTCTTGCGCGTGCTGCACTGTAGCCGCGAAGATCATCACGCCTGTGGCGTCCTGTGTCTGCGCCACGATGTCGGCCACGATGGCGCTGGTTTTGCGCCCCCAGCCCTCGAACGCGGCCTTGATGCTGGCGTTTGAGTACTGGCCGTTGACCTGTACTTGCAAGCTGCTTGTGTCGTAGCCTTGCGCGTTAATTTCGCCAGCCACTAAAGGCGTTAAAAAGCCTTGCTCGATAAGCTGGCGTGCCGTTATTTTATAAACGCATTTGTAAAAATAAGGCTCTCGCGTAACGCTCTCATCAAGGGCGCGTCCGCGTTCATCAATGCCATAAATGTAACCATCGCCCAGCCGGTACGGAGTTGCTGTTAATCCGACCACACGAAGATTCGGATTGCCCTCCTGCATGTCGTTGACGATGGTTTTAATGGTGGGTGCGATGCGATGGCACTCATCGACAATCACACCTGCGAACTCATTACCTAGCCGTTTTGCCACTTTCTTAAAAGTGCCTTCGGTCGCAAAAATAACTTGGTGGCGCAGACTCTTGCCAATGCTCGCGCTGTAAATGCTGCACTTTTCACCAATCGCATGATATTTTTCCGCGTTCTGCTCAATCAATTCTCTGCTTGGCGCGAGACACAAAACGCGCTTGCCTTTGCTCAGGTCATACAGACTTTTTGCCACTGCTGCAACGATAAGGCTCTTGCCTGCACCAGTCGCTGCCTCGATACAAATCGGCAGCGCTGATTGTTTTAAGTGGTCGATGATGGCGGCGTGTGCGGCCACCTGGTAGGGGCGTAATGTAATCAAGATTCACTCCGTCAGTGTCCGTATCGGTACGTGATAATCATTAATACAGCCTCCAACTTTCAGAATCTTTGCCTCGCCACTTCTCAAGGTCAGCGTCTGGCAACAATTCTGCGATGGCTTTGGCGTAGCTGATGGAGCCAGCGCGTTTGACCAGCGTCAATTTGCGCCCGCTAACCTCGGCATCTTTGCCCTCGGCCATTTCGACAAGCTGCGCCACCAGCTCTTTTTCTCGCTCTGCATCGGCTTTTTGTCGTTCGCGTAAAGCGTCAATTTCGCCAATTATTTCATCGGCTTCAAACTGTACGCGCAATGGAGCTAAGTGATCTTCGTTATTCAACTCGCTCAAAAGCAGACGGTAAAAATCACTGATTTTTGTCAGATTATTATCTAGCCAGAGCGGGTCGCGCTCTACGCGCTCAATGTTCATTTGCTCATGCACATAATCAGGTGCTAGCGGGTCGCCTTTTGGCGCGATGTATTGCGCAAAATATGCGTGAGTCTTATCTGCGGCCAGCATTTCCATTTGCACTTGAGCCGCATAGTGTGGCTGCTCGGCCAGCGTCTTAAACTCACCGCCATTACGCAAACCGAACGGCACTTTTAGTTCAAGCACGCCGCCGTCGCTGGTTAGCCCATCGGGTGACGCGCCAAGGGAGTCTCCATAGGCGAAAAATCCGCACGGCTCGACCATAAGACCCGTCTCGCGCATGAAACAAAGCAGCGCTCGCTGCTCGTTAGCCAGGCCGTGGTCAGTAGCAGGGTTGCCCTTAAACTCGCTCTCTGCACCGTGATATTCACGAACCATAGCCCTCAAGACATCGATAGGTTTTTGCCATGGAGATAAACCCAATATGGCTCCAACCCTTGAACCGGTGATGCGCAGCTTTCGCTGCGCAAACCATTCTTCTGTTCGTTGTTCAATCATTTTTATGCCTCAAAAAGGAATATCATCATCGAATGTTGGCGCTGGTGCCACTGCTACGGGCGCTGGCCTCTGAGCCGTCGGATTGTACGCACTCACGGCCTTGACCCAGTTTCCAGACTTGCCTTCGATTTCCCACACATCGATGAGCAGCACCATTGGCGCGTTCATGAGCGTCTGCAACGATTCGTCGCTCGGGTCGTTTTCGTTGCGCTGCTGCATTACAGCAAATAATTTTCCGCCAGCGTTTGTGGCAATAGCCGCAAGCATCGCTTTGGCTTTTTGCGCTTTCGATGGATCATCATCCCAGACCTTCAGCGTCTGGAAGATGACGCGGTTGGCGAACTGGCTCGGAAGATTCACGCGCCACTTTATGTTGATAGACCAACGCCCCTCGTAGCTTTTCGTGACAGCCTGCTCGCATGTGGCGACGACGCGCGTGTCTTTTGGCAGCAGCTCGAAGCCGCCGCCAATTTCAAAACTGGTATTGTTTGTGTTGATACCTTCAAAAAAATTACTCATTTTGTCACCTCAGATTGTTGATAAAATTTGATAAAAGGAATGATTGGGTTTTCGCCATGCGGAACGGGGAGTTCAGCGGGCATGTCGTAACGGTTTTTGGCATTGACGTAGCCGACTTGTCCGTCACCGGTGGTGACCAGTGTGCGGTTTCCGGTCTGCTGCACCCGACCGAATTTTGTCTGTCTCCCTTTGCGGTCGGTCTCTTGACCGCTCACGAACTCTTCTTTTTTGAGATACAGTACCGCATCGCTCTGGCTGACATAAATGCTCAGCGCCTGATTGTCCATCTCCAAACTGAAAACGCTGTAATCTGCCGCCGCGTCTGGCCGGTTGCGAATTTTCTTAATGCCAGTGTGCGCTAAAAACACCACCGCCATGCCCTTAACCGCCCGAAGCTGCTCGCACTTGTACACGAAGTCAGCGTGCCAACTGGCCAGCTCTGCAAATCCCTTGTGAAAGCCACCTGCGGCATCGGCTACGGTGCCTACGCCATCGCGCAGCGCGATTTCGTGTTCAAAAATACCGGCCAACGTGGTGATACTGTCCACTACCAGCGTCTTGTAATCATGCTGGCTTGTCATCAGCTCGTCGATGATGGCCATGAGCGTAGCCTTGGCGCTCACACCCTCTCGCGACTTAGGGAGGCGCGGCAAAACAGCAGGCTGGATTGAATCGTCCCAGTTCTCAAAAACAGTGGTGCCGTCTTCGGTTGGTAGAATGATGGCGTTCGGGAAGAGCGCCCCCAAGGTGGTCTTGCCTGTGCCTGCCGACCCGACGATGGTCAGCATTGGTGGTTTTACTTTTGGTTTACTGGCTTTTTCAAGAAAGCTCATTTTTTTTACCCTCCAAAAAGTCGATTAGCCGCGCCACGGTTTGCGTGGTTGGGTTCGTGTTCGCCCCTGATAACAGTGTGTTGAGCGTACCAAGGCTCACGCCTGACTTGTACGCCACCTCTTCGCGTGGGTACTGGCGGATTTCCGCCAGTATTTTCTCTAGGTATGTCATTTTTTCTTCCTCCTTCAAGGGCGGCACGCCCTTGATGTGAGCTAACTATAACTAGGGCTTGCTGCCCTGTAAATAGTTTGTTTGTAACAGATTGTAATTATTTTATTAACACAAGCCTACGCTGTGTTCGGTTGCGTGAGTCCTTGTACTCTTGGTCAGAGACGATGCCCTTGCCCTTTAGGTGCGCCAGTGCCGCCTCGATGTTCTCCCGCGAGAAGAGACGTAGCCGGTTACGGATAACACCAAGGCCAAGCCCTTGCTTATGGTCTGCCAGTAGCCGCGTGATGTTCTCCAGGAGCGCATCTCCTCGCTCTTCGCGGTCAAGGCTCGTGGTGCCGGTTGCCAGGATCATTTTTACATGCGCCAACTTAAAAGCCACCAGTTTTGACACCATCGCTTGCGCGTATCGAATGTGTTCCACCTCTACTATTGCGGGCGATTCATCGGCAGGGATGGCCACGATTGCGGCCAGCTTGATGACCATCTCTCGCGCACGATTGCTGATGGATTGCAGTCCTTGGCCTTCCTCGCTCAAGCGCTCGTTTTCAGCTTCCCAGTAGGCGCTAACAATATCCAATTCGCGCTCAGCTTCTGGCGTAAATTGGATGTCCTCAACTTCCCCCTGCCGCCGCACTTCTTCGCCTTGCTCGACGCTGTTTCCTTGCGCGTACAAATTAAAAAGTCTTGCGCCCAGTAAAAACGGCACGGGTTTTTTGCCTGTAAAATCCTTGCGATATTTTGGTGCCCCGTTATCTTCGCGGAAAATTAATGCACGGCTCATAAAACCGTTGATGAGCAGCATGTGATTATTGTTGATGGCCGCGTCAAAGCTGAACGGTTCTGTGATGCCGAAAAACGATAAAAACGGCTCTTCAATCCCCACATCAACGGCCTTGATTTGTCGCTTCAGACTCTCCACTTCCTTGCTCACGTCACGCCCTTCGTCTTGCTGCTTCATCTTGGCGCTGTACAGCTTCTCCAAGCGTTCGCGCTGCTCTTCGGCCATATCACCAGATACCGGATAAAAGCCTGCGGCCTTTGAGTAAATGCTCATTATCCGCTCAGGCACTGACATTAAATATTGTGCGCTCCCGCTTTTCTTTGCGCTGGCAATTTTGGCCAATTCCGTGCCGTACTCGTCGATGACGTACAGACTCGACTGATTGCGGATCAGGTTGCGGATAATCTCTTGCTCAGACTTAATGCCTCCATGCGTGGCGCGTGATAGTCCTGCGGCTCGCATCAGCTCCAGGATTGACTGATAAATGGCCTCTTTGCCCGTGCCACTGTCAGCAATGGCAAACGACATGAGATTAAGTGTTGTTTCGTGTCGTCCGACACGGTAGCGCAACCCAGCGGCATTGCCCACAGCCTGAATGGAAGCAGCCAGCGCGATGGCTTGGCGCGGAAACATGCAGTTCCCGTCTATGTACTCAAAGCAAGCGCGGACAAGTGAGTTCTGTGGCAGCGTTGGTGCAGCCACTGTCGCTACAGGCAGCGCTTCCCACTCCGTATCATCAACGAACGTGACCGAAGGTGTATAGCCTCCTTCGCGTGCCCATTGCATGAGCGTCCCTTGCGTCACAGGGCGCGACGACTTGCCAAAGCTGTGCCACTTTTGGCTCACTGCTTCCGTATCATCACGGCCTTGTGCTTGCGTCCACGACTCCCACAGTGCTGCGCCCTCAGCACTGCCACTCGTGGCGTGGTGCAATGCCATGCCCACGGCTAGCCATCGGTCGTAGCTCTGCGCAGCATCATGCCGGACGTATCTCATCATCTCGGTCAGCTCAGTCATGGTGACGCTCGCGCCTTCGACGCGGATATCAGGCGCAGGAGGTCGCGCCAAGAGTGCCAGCAGCTCAGCAGGCGCTTCCGTCACATCAGCCGGTGAGCCTTTGGCGGCCTCGTAACGGTGGCCGCTCTTATGTAAGCTGCCGCACCCGACCACGAACCCCGATGACTTGAAGTCGATGCCAGGGTATCCATCAAGCTTGGTGCGAAGGTCAGCGTCAGCGGCCTTAAAGTACCAGTGCTCCCCGCTGCCACTGCCGGTCTCGACGATGTAGCCTGCCTGCTCGCGGATGTGCGCCAGCGCTTTGGCGCTCTCGAAGCCTCCGTTACGTCCGTCGACATCCACGACCAAGAGGCCGGATTGTTTGAGCACTACGCCATGGCTATCCAGTAGCTGATTTCCTCCGAAAATGCCGTCCTCATCTTCAAGATATGCCAGTTGCTGCTCGCTGAAAGGCTGCGCTGCCTGCCAGTTGCTGGCCTTTGGGTGCTTTCCGGCAGCCTCGCAATCAGGTCGCTCGCACAGGCACTTTACGCCAGTTGCGGTCATGGTCATGCGGTGCAAGGGTATTATTATCCAGCCGACGGCTAGCGCGTCTTTGTAGTCAATCATGAAGCTCTCCGCACTTGCAGGTAGTCACCGACGGTTTTCGTGATGAATTTTTTTCTGTGATAGGCCGCATGGGCGGATAAGGCCAGACGAAAGCGCATTAAAGAATTACAACGCGCCTCGATGTCGGCTAAAGGAATGGTCAAGACTTGACCGGTTTCGATCAGTCCATAACCGAAGTGTTCGCTTAGTGGCAGCATTTTTTTCTCCTGTTTTGCAAAGCAACATTATATATATATAACCACTAGTGAAGTAAACAGGATATTAGAATATTTGCAGCATATTTTGCTTATTATGCTAGAAACCTTTATGAATCAAAGACTTACAGCAGGATATTAGAATATGCAAAATATAAGGATATACACACATATAAAAATACACTTAAGATATAAAGATATACAAAATACCTTTACGCATTATTTTTTTATATAAAAATAATAATGTATCTTATATATTCTTTTATTCTAT